AGAAGTGGCGAACAAAGTCTGGCAAGCCATCGACGCAAGGGAGCAAGGCTACAGGCGAGCGATATCTTCCTGAGAAGGCTATCAAGTCTTTGACCTCTGCGGAGTACGCCGCTACTACGAAGAAGAAACGCGAGGCCACCAAGAAGGGCAAGCAGGTTGCCAAGCAGCCTAAGAAAATTGCAAAGAAAACCAAACGGTTTAGGAGCGTAGTGACATAATGGCTGTAGTAACCCCAGATATGCCAGAGATTTTTGAGGAAGCCTTTGAAAGGGCTGGCCTTGAGATGCGTACTGGATACGATCTTAAAACCGCACGAAGAAGTTTAAATCTTTTAACATTGGAGTGGCAGAACCGTGGTCTTAATCTCTTCACTATTGAAGCGGGTACGCTCGCTGTTACAGCGGGTACGGCAACGTATACCCTTCCTACGGACACCATCGATATCATCGAACACCAAATCCGTACAGGAACAGGTACAAACCAAATCGACACCTCCCTCGAAAGAGTCAGTGTCTCGACCTACGCCCAGCAAACCAACAAAAACACGCAAGGTAGGCCGACCCAAATCTACGTCCAAAGGCTCCCAACGGAAACAAAAGTAACTCTTTGGCCCGTGCCTAATAATACAACGACCTATGAAATAGCGTATCATAGGCTAAAAGGTATTGATGGTCTGTCATCTGGAGTCGGGGCAGCGATATCTTCTGTACCGCCTCGATTTGTGCCCTGCTTGGTGGCTGGTATGGCTTACTACATCGCCATGAAAAAGAATCCTCAGATGGCTGCTAATTTAAAGCAAGAGTATGAGTTCCAATTCCAGCTTGCTGCTGGTGAGGATGAAGAGACAGCATCAATTAAGTTTGTTCCATTCAACACATTTATGATGGGTGCAGGATGAGTTACGCTAGAGGCAAATACGCTTTTGGTTACTGCGATAAGACAGGGTTCAGATATCCTTTAGCAGACCTTGTGCCTGAGTTTAACAATGGCGTGAAGACTGGATTTCTGGTTGGGCGTGATGTTGTTGACCCAGATCAGCCACAAAACTTCTTGGGCAGAATTAAGATAAATGATCCTCAGTCTCTGAGGAACCCAAGACCAGACACATCCTTAGAGGAGAGTCGCGGTTTATTTGGGTTTAATCCTGTTTGGAATGATCTTCAGTTTATGCAGTCTGAAGTCGGTACTGTTACTATCAACATAACTTAGGAGTAGAAGCGATGATGAAGAAAAAAGGCTATGCTAAAGGCGGCGTTACCAAGAAGATGATGGGTGGCGCTATGAAGAAAAAGAAACCTGTAGCTATGAAGTCAGGCGGCAAGATGCCTATGGTCAAGAAGAATGGGAAGAGTGTCCCAGCATTTGCGGCTGATGGTGTGGGCAAAATGAAAAAGGGCGGCGTTACCAAGAAGATGATGGGTGGCGCTATGATGAAAAAGAAAAAAGGTTACGCCAAAGGCGGTAAGACTAAAAAGTAAAGTCAACTTGGGGGGATAGATTGGCTTATTTGCAGAGTAACATACCGCACTTTAAGTGTTGGGTTCGCCGTGAGTATACTCACAACCATGAACAATACCACGGCGAGTTCTTACATGCGATGGTAATAGCGGTAACGACAATGCCAAATAGATGCTTGAGTTTTCAAGTTATCTTTACAGGATGTGAGGCAGATGAAGAAGGAGATGAGAATGTACACGGTGGCGCAATGTGGGCGAGAATGCCTATAACCGCTCTTGTAGCCGATGAGCCGCTCAATGAGTGGCCTTCTGCTATGGCTGTGCATGATGCCCAGCCTTGGGACTGTTCATCCTACAACCACGCCGTATACGTCTTAGACAGGGCAACACCATGCCCTTGGTTAGCAAAGATAGATGGTAATATGTACCCTGCAAAGTATATGTTCACTGTTGATTACTCTGAAGGTGAGATAGCGGATGACCCAGCGCAGCATAAGCAAAGTCATGTTATGCAGCTTCTAGATGCTGGAGAATGGACTGGGAATGTGGTGGCACTGCCTAACAATCGTGTAAGGGTTACTCACCCTGCGTGGTTTGAGACTGGCGCTGGTGCCCCAGACTTCAAGCCATCTCAACATATACACTATTCAAAATCCGATTTAGACTATACTATGGATGTCAACAAAATATTCGATAACCTGTACCAAGAGGAATAAGTTCAAATGAACTATTCAGAACTGACGCAAGCGATCAAAGACTATACGGAGAACACAGAGAGTACCTTTGTGACCAATATCCCTAACTTTGTGCGTCAGGCTGAAGAGCGGATCTTTAGGGATATTACTATTCCAGAGCTACGCAGGAACGTCACAGGCAATGTAAACGCTGGCAATAAGTATGTTGCGAGACCTGATGACTTTTTAGCCACGTTTTCTTTAGCAATTATTAATGGTACAACGTACACTTACCTTTTGGACAAAGAGGTAAACTTTGTGCGGGAAGCCTATCCTGACACCACAGTGCAGGGGTTGCCACAGTATTATGCAATATTTGATGGGGATACTGCCACAGGTAATGGCAACTTCTTGCTTGGCCCTACGCCTGATGCAGCATACGACTTGGAGTTGCATTATTATTATGATCCACCTTCCATTGTTACTGCCAGCACATCTTGGCTTGGAGACAATGCAGAAGCGACATTGCTTTACGGATCTCTCATAGAGGCGTATACGTTTATGAAGGGCGAAGGTGATATGGTTCAGTTGTATAATGAAAGATATTCATCAGCCCTTATAAATATGGCTACCTTGGGTGCCAAGTTGAGAACTGATACATACAGGCAACCTGCCGCTTAGGAGATAAAGTATGTCAATAATTCAAACAACATGTACGTCTTTTAAGCTTCAGCTTTTACAGGCAGACCATGATTTTGATGCACATACGTTCAGGATAGCTTTGTATTCTAGCACGGCATCTTTGGGTGCGGATACGACTGTTTATAGCACATCAAACGAAATAACTAATACAACTGGAACGGCATACACTGCGGGGGGCAAGCCGTTGACAGTGACATCTACATTTCCAAAGACCTCTGGCACAACGGCTATTGTGGACTTTGATAATATTTCATGGACTGACGCAAGCTTTACAGCAAGGGGGGCGCTGATCTATAACGCGAGTGCTTCTAATAAAGCGGTTGCTGTGTTAGACTTTGGAAGCGACAGAGTTGCTAGTGATAGTACCTTTGAAATACAATTCCCCGTAGCGGATGCCACATCTGCTATAATTCGCATAGCATGATAGGAGTTATCTAAATGGCGAGCTTTAACAAAGTAAACGATTTTGTGGTAAACGCAGTCCACAATATGGATCTAGCAACCGACCAGATTAAGGTCGCGTTAACCAATACTGCGCCGGGAAGCGAGTCAAGCAACCCAACCGCAGATGGTAATGGCATTGTTGGAAATCTTACAGAGATCAATTATGGCAATTGCTCTTCTCGCAACGTTACCACAAGCTCATCATCACAGTCTGGTGGTGTGTATAAGCTGGTTGTTGCGGATCTTACGCTCACTGCCTCTGGTACTGTTGGCCCATTCCGTTACATCTATATCTTTGATGATACGGTTACTTCTCCAGCAGATCCAATCATTGGGTACTATGACTATGGCACTTCATTGACGCTGAACAACGGTGATACTTTCACTTTAGACTTCAGCCCAAGCAACGGTGTCATTCAACTAACATAAGGCAGTATCATGGCGAAGCTCTTTAACAGAGCCAAGATGACAACCAGTACCACGGGTACTGGCACAATCACACTTGGCAGTGCGTCTACGGGGTTTCAGAGTTTCGCGGATGCTGGGGTTAGTAACGGTGACGTGGTACAGTACGTCATCGAAGAAACAACTAACTTTGAAATAGGGACTGGTACATACACCGCTTCTGGCACAACCCTTACACGGACTGTGCAAGAGAGTTCAAACTCAGATAATGCCATCAGCCTTGCGGGGAATGCTGTTGTCTTTATTAGTGCGGTAGCCAGTGATCTGAACATCTTGCAGAACGCAGGGTCTACCAAGGTTGCAGCAACATCTTCTGGTGCCACGGTTACGGGTAACTTGGCAGTTACGGGCACGGTTGATGGACGCGATATCGCAACTGATGGTACAAAGTTAAACACCATAGAAACCAATGCTGACGTTACGGATAGCGCGAATGTAGGATCTTCTCTTACAGGTTTTGCTACGGGCACAGACGCGGTTTCTTCTGACCTTATTCCTGTCTACGATGTAACAGCTTCTGCTTGGGAAAAGCAGACTATCGCCAATGCAGCTTTGCAAGGTCCGACTGGACCAACTGGCCCCACGGGATCAACTGGCCCGACAGGGCCAAACGGACCTACTGGTCCAGACGGTCCTCAAGGTCAAAAGGGTCAAAAAGGTGAAGTGGGAGCCACTGGCCCTACAGGCCCGACTGGTGGCACAGGCCCCACGGGTCCACAAGGTCAGAAGGGCCAGAAGGGTGAGGTTGGCAATACTGGTGGAACAGGCCCCACAGGCCCCACAGGACCGACTGGTCAGAAAGGCCAGAAGGGTGAAGTAGGTAATACTGGCGGCACGGGTCCAACTGGCCCGACTGGCCCAACGGGTCCAGACGGCCCTACAGGGCCTACAGGCGGTACAGGGCCAACAGGACAGAAGGGGCAAAAGGGCGAAGTTGGGGCGACTGGGCCGACAGGAAACACTGGCCCTACAGGACCAACAGGATCACAAGGTCCGACAGGTGGGACTGGCCCAACAGGGCAAAAGGGTCAAAAAGGTGAAGTCGGCAGTACAGGACCAACTGGCCCAACGGGGTCTGCGGGCGGCACAGGCCCGACAGGACCAACTGGCCCAACTGGCCCGACAGGAACACCATCATCAACTTTTGGTGCTGTTGGCTCCTATGTTCTTGCAAACCGCGGCGACGATCTTAATACTATATCTCAGGGTACTACCTATGCAGGTTCAGGTCTTTATCCAACAGGCTTTCAGTCTTTTGTCTACGCATATGGCGGATCAGCGCCCTATAGAGCCGCTGGACTTAACAGTTCTGCGATAGGGTCAGGAACGTGGAGAGCAATGGGCAGAACGCCCAACAATGGTAGTTTGAGTTATTATTATCCCGCTAATCTTTTTGTAAGGGTTTCCTAATGAGCATTACGATTACAGAAGTTAGAAATGCAAAGTCTATTCAGCCTGATAATCTTTGTATGGATGTAGAGATTAATCACCCACAATACGGATGGATCCCTTACACTTTAAATCCTGCGGATACTGACACAACTATAAATAATGATGCGGTTCGTACTCTTATTGGAAGTGACTTCGCGCCTTACGTTGCACCGACACAAGAGGAATTAGATGCACACCAAGTATTTCAAGTCCGTTCTTATCGTGATTTAATATTAGCGAGTGAGGTTGATCCGATTGTGGGCAACACTTTGCGGTGGGCTGAGCTAACAGATGCACAACGTGCAGCGTGGACGCAATATAGAACAGATTTACGGAACGTTCCCCAGCAAGCTGGCTTTCCTTACAATGTAAGCTGGCCTGTTAAACCAAGCTAGATTATTTATTGGGAGAATAAATGAGACAAAACTGGCAAATGTGGTCTGGTGGTCTATCCGACACAGACCTTTCAACAATATTTAGCGAAGCTTCAAAGCTAAATACAAAAGCGGCAACAACTTTTAACAATGCAGATACAAGCGTAAGATCAAGCGATATTTCTTGGTTAAGCGGCAATAAGGCCGTTCAAGATATTCTTTGGAAGTATGTTAAAGCCGCGAATGAAAACGCCTTCCGCTGCCAAGTAGAAAATATTTGCGACATTCAGTTTACAGAATATCACGCTACCAAGGGCGGCCATTACGATTGGCACATAGATGTAAACTGGGATGGCAACGAGGCGCGGGATAGAAAGTTAAGCGTTACGGTGCAGCTTTCCGATCCAAGTGAATATGAGGGCGGGGGCTTTGAATTTGTAGAATGTCCAACGCCAGACGCTTCATCCCGTATCAAGGGAACGGTTCTAGTTTTCCCCAGCTACCTGAAGCACAGAGTTTTGCCAATAACAAGCGGCACAAGGAAAAGCCTCGTCGCATGGTTTGAAGGCCCAAGGTGGCAATAGTCTATCAGATTTCTCTGCATGGGTCTGCTTATGACGCACGGGGGAAAGACTGGAATACAGTAGAGAAAGAGACAGGTTGTGCTAGGAATGCACAGTGGCGTGATCCAATACTTGGCAGGCCCCAGTTAGTTACGGAGTTTGGTTGCGCTGTTAGTCATCTCAGGGTTTGGGAAAAAATATCTGCCTCTAATCGCAATGGAATAATACTTGAAGAGGATGCAGTCTATGAAAGTATTGATCCTAGCGCGGTTGATACTTTACTAAAAGAGCATGACAGCGTTTGGTTGGGATACCGCCTTAATACTCTTGGCTATTGGTATAATTGTCATGCTTACGCTATTAGACCAGAAACCGCCAAGAGATTGATAGAAGGCTACAAGGATGCTATTGTCCCTGTAGATGAATGGGTGCCTGCCAAACTAAAAGTTCAATCGAACTTTTTCTACACACCAGAGATTGTGACGCAGATACCTAGAGAAATTAGGCCAAGCACGATTGAGGGGGAATCAATGCAGGTACATGTGCTAACAGTTGGAACAGATCAAAGTAAAATGTGGGCTTTAGAGCAATCTGCAAAAGTGCACGGGATAACGTACTTAAATCTAGGTCGCCAAGTAACTTGGATGGGCGGCACAATGGAAGCTCAAGGCGGGGGTCAAAAGATTAACCTTGTTCGCAACCACCTTGAATCTCTGCACGATGGGGATGCGGTGCTATTTGTGGATGGGTACGATGTTATCATAAACGACACGCTGCCTACTATCCTAGAGAGATATGAGGACATGGGTGCAGATATCATATTCGCAGCGGAACGGCAGTGCTGGCCTGATGCGACAATGGCTTCACAATTCCCTTTGTCAACACTCTACAGGTATTTGAACAGTGGTGTTTACATAGGCAAGGTAAGTGCGCTTAAAGAGTTTCTTAATGAAGCGGTGCCCAATGATTCTGATGATCAACTATGGATGCAGAAAAGATTCCTGTCATCTGACTGGCAATCTACGGCTTTTGTCAATTTGGATTATGAAGGCTACATCTTTCAATGCGACGATGATGTTGAGGTTATAAACGGTCAACTAGCAAACGGCATGTGCTGCCCATGTATCTATCATGGGAATGGTGGAGATGACGCAAAGGTAAGATTTAAAAGTCTTGCAGATAAATTTGGTTATGTAGAAGAGGCAGAGGTGTTATCTCCCGCTTATCATAAAGGCTTGGAGTATGAAGAAGTTGCGCCAGAAGTACTTGTAGCCAACTTTATGTCAGAGGCTCAGTGTCAACGATACATTGAAGCATCAGAGAGCCTTGGTCGGTGGGGTGAGCTTGATGGCGATAAGTTTCCAGCGCAAGAAATACGTCTAAAAGAATTAGGCTTGTGGGGCGAGATATCAGAACAATGGGCTGATAAGCTTAGTAAAATATGTGAGAAGCATTGGCACCCAGAAGCGTACCTTGGATTGCGAGATGCGTTTACTATGCGTTATTCTATGAACACACAGACAGAGCTAGGGCTGCATACAGACGCATCTTTGTTTACGGGTAGTGTAAAACTTAATGACAATTACGCTGGAGCGGAACTTGTTTTTCCTAGACAAGAGTTTACAAACAAGAATGTAAAAGTTGGACAGTGCATTTTGTTTCCATCTATGGTAACACATGGACATAAGGTTCTGCCTTTGCGTGGGGGAAAGAAGTATAGCTTGACCATGTGGACCTGTCGATATGAGGGTGACTCAAACTAAAAACAATGTTAGTTTCTTGCTATGTTAGGTTACAGCCCCATAGCAGGATCTGCACTCGCGTCCTCTGGACATGAGATTATTATTGTTAGCCTAGATCATGGTTCTTTCGCTGCTACGGGTCAGGCGGTGGGAACCACAATAGCTCTTAGCGATGGCTTTGGCACGGGCACCTTTGCTGTTTCTGGTCAGACACTCACCCCTAACATAGCTATGAACGAGGACTTTGGGGCGGGTAGCTTTGCCGTCACGGGTCAGGCTGCGCCTCTAAATGTTTCTGCAAGTCTTGCGACAGGTTCTTTTGCTGTATCAGGTCAAGAAAACAGTCTGATTGCTGGAAAAGGATTGCTATCAGAAGCGGGTAGTTTTGCCGTAACAGGCCAAGACGTAACGCCAGTAATATCTGTAAGCGCAATCCTCAATCAAGGCAGCTTTGCTCTAACAGGTCAGGATGCGTTTGGGCTTGTCGGAGAGATTTTTGAGGCGGGTGGTTTTAACTTAACGGGACAAACCGCTAACTTCCAAAAGGCTATGCGGTTGACCGCAGATCATGGCAGCTTTGCGGTCACAGGACAAACCTTAGACTTTGGTGTGCAGGTAAGCGTTATCCTAGGTCAAGGCTCCTTTGCTGCCAGCTTCCAAGATGTAAGCTCTAAAGTCACCAGAGTCCTTGGCTTTGGCTCCTATGCTGTTACGGGCCAAGATGTAGATACTGCAATAGCATTGCGCGAGCAGCCTGACAGGGGATCATTTGCGGTCACAGGGCAGACGGTAAATACACCGATTGCAATGCGTGAAGAGTTAGCAAACGGTAGCTTTGCGGCAAACGGACAAAACTTAAACTTCAAAAAATCTATGGTTGCAGATGCAGGTAGCTTTGCTCTGACAGGATTTGCGGCTAATAGAAAAGTTTCTGAAGCACTAGATCATGGTTCGTTTGCTGTCACTGGGCAAGCAATAAGTTTCAAGAAGACCGCCAATCTTGAGGTAGGCAGCTTTGCTGTTACAGGACAGGATGTCACGACAAGATTTGAAGGCACGGTTGCACTAGGTCAAGGTTCTTTCGCTCTTACAGGTCAAGCCGCTACCCCTGCGAAAAACGTATTTTTATCCTCAGATAGTGGATCTTTCTCTCTTACAGGACAGAATGTTGACTTAGCTTTGGCGGTCAGTTTATCTTTGGACGTTGGTTCTTTTGCCCTAACAGGCTTCGATGCAAACGCTAAATTCACAGAAGCTTTAGATGTTGGGCAGTTCAGTGTTGCTGGACAGGATGTCACAATGAAGTTAGGGGAAGCCGTAGAGGGAGTTTCAATAACCGTATTCATTGGGGGCGCTGCTGTTTACGGTCTAATACTACCCGACCAAGATCCAAATTTTGCAACGATAACTCCCGCGCAAGATCCAGAATGGTCAACAGTAACACCGACACAAGATCCAACGTGGACCCTTGTTGCTTAGAAGCAGAATAAAACGTATATTAAGTGCAATTGAACTTTTTAGATAGGCGCTCAGATGGCTACATATACAGACGCAAACGGCGTTAAACTAATAACTACAGGTGACGAGGCTGGTACATGGGGTTCTAGTACAAACGTCAACCTGCAAATCCTTGATCGTGCAGCTAACGGCTTTGAGTCTATCGCTCTTAGTTCAACGACATATACTCTGACCCTTTCTGCACAGCCTTCTTCTGCGGAAGATGGGCACTATAAGGCCATAAATTTTACGGGGTCGCCCGGTGGCACATGTACTGTAACTTTGTCACAGAATGATAAAGCCAGAGTGTATATGTTGCTCAACTCAACAAACCAAGCGTTAATTATAACGCAGGGGTCTGGTGGAAATGTTACTCTTGAGGTTGGTAAAGGAGCCATTGTTCTTGCAGATGGCGCAGGATCTGGTGCGGCAGTAACCGACTTTACCGCTGCGGTGCAGAATGTGACAGATCTATCTAGTCCATTCAATGTTGGTGCTACTAGCGTCACAACATCTGGCGTAGAATTAAATTTACTGGACGGTTCAGCGGCGGGAACCGTTGTTAATAGCAAAGCTGTAATATACGGATCATCTGGCGAGGTAAATGCTACAACGCTACAGATAGCGGGCACATCTATCACAGCTACGGCTGCGGAGTTAAATTTTGTAGATGGTGTTACCTCTGCAATACAAACCCAAATAGATAGTAAAATGCCTCTTGGAACTGTAGCGGTTACAGTAGCAAATCCCGGTGCGGGAAATAGATATTACATAGATGGGTCTCTACAACAGACGGTTGAGATAAAACCTTCTGTTACATACAGGTTTGATCAGTCTGATAGTTCTAATAGTGGACACCCTTTGCGCTTCAGCACAACTTCAGACGGGACTCATAGTGGGGGCAGTGCGTTTACAACAGGTGTTACAACGGTGGGCACACCGGGAAGTGCTGGAGCTTACACGCAAGTAAAGCTGGAGCAAGATGCTCCTTCTATTTTATATTATTATTGTTCAGCCCATTCTGGTATGGGCGGCAAGTCCGTGGTTCGTGGCGTGAGTGACCTTACAGCAAGCCGGGCTTTGACCTCTGATTCTAATGGGGATGTTGCAGTATCAGGAGTCACCACAACAGAACTTAATATTTTAGACGGACTTACAGCAAGTACGGCAGAACTTAACATTATGGATGGAGTTACTGCTACAACGGCAGAACTTAATATTATGGATGGGGTGACTGCTACAACAGCGGAACTTAACTACGTCGATGGCGTGACCTCTTCGATTCAAACGCAAATAAATGCCAAGTCCCCAATTGCGTCACCCACCTTTACAGGCACTGTAACTATTCCGGGGTTTACTGTTTCTGGAGGAACACAGAACTGGACTGCTACCGCAAGTGGAACCAATCTTACTTTTGCCTACAACGGCGTAAACAAAATGAGAATTGATTCCAGCGGCAACTTGACCGTTACGGGTGATGTAACTGCATTTGGTAGCCTGTAATGACTATAACCTCATTAGATAACTTTGGTCACGCAAGCGGCTCAATATCTATGAGTGAGTTGCGTGATTACTACGGACAGTCTGGATCGGTATCTCTCAACGCAGATCTTAATGGGGGTACAAATCCCGTTCCCAGTAGTCTCCCTGCTTCTGGGGCAGAAACTTCCTTTTCAGATTATCGAAGTAAAAACAGAATCTTAAAGAAAAAAGGTAGGAGTTACCTTTACGATACGGGAACTTCATGGTCACCGGGAGAATCTGGTTGTGCCCAATACAATGTTTATGTGGTTGGAGGAGGCGGATCTGGCGGCGCGGCTTTTTCAGGTTCTGGAGTAGAAGGTCCGGCTTCTGGCGGCGGTGCAGGGGGAACAGCATTTAGACGTTATAGTGTCCAAGATGATGCTATTACAAACGCTGCAATAAGTTTTCCCACGGCGGCTCAAGCCGTTGCTAGGACTTCAACAACGACTCAAATATCTGGTTATAATGGGGATGATGTAACCTTTAATCCTGACGGTACTGGGGCGACGATTACGGGAACAGGTGGTTTTAGAGGGTTTGCTCGCTTCCAAGGTCAAGCGTCCACCACTCCAACTGCAACAACTCCAGTAGGGGAAGGCAGTACTACAGCGGGTAGTGGTACAGGAGGCGTTGGTTCTGGGCAGTGTACAAAGGGTTTGGGTCAAACTGGTTCTGGTGGAGAAAGTAACTATAAAGGTGGAGACGGTCCTGCTTTAAATATTGGGGGGAATCAAGCGGGTTGTACGGGAGGAGGATCTCCAAATTTAAGTTCTGGTGGAGTTGACGGAAGCTCAACCTCTGGACAAGCAACGGGGGCACCCACAGAACCTAGTGAGTTTGGAAGCCTTTGGAAAATAAATAGTGTTGATGCGAGCGCCCCAAGCTTTCAGGGTGGCAATGGGCTTAGCACTGGCGGCACCGCAGGGAGTGGAAACTATGGCGCGGGCGGTGGGGGATCTGGCTCAATAACTTCTGCACCCACAAGTGGCGCGGGTGGCGCAGGATGTTTGATAGTGATTCATTATGAGGTAAATACTTAATGTCCTATACAGACCTCAGATTTAAAGCTGGTATAAACAAAGAGATTACCCCGTACTCTGAAGAGAACGGATGGGTAGATTGTGATAAGGTACGTTTTAGGTTTGGATATCCAGAGAAGCTTAACGGATGGGAAAAAAACTCAGGTAACGCTTTCCTTGGGCTGTGCCGTGGGCTGCATGAATGGGTTGCCCTTAACGGGGAAAGGTTTTTGGGGGTAGGAACAGAGAAAAAGTATTACATCAAGCAAGGAACTTCATATAACGACATTACGCCTATCAGATTAACCACATCTGCGGGAGATGTTACTTTTGCTGCCACAAACGGATCGCCTGTTATCACGGTTACAGATGTAAACCACGGCTGTGTTGTAAATGACTTCGTAACTTTCTCTGGGGCCGCATCTTTAGGCGGCAACATAACAGCCGCTATACTAAATCAAGAGTATCAGGTTACAGAGGTTGTAAACGGTAACGAGTACAAGATATCTGCGCGTACTGTTAGCACTATCTCTAGTATCACAGTTACAGGTGGTCTGAACGCTACGGCTGTAAATGCCAATAGTAGCGATACAGGTAACGGTGGTAGCAGCGTTGTGGGCACCTATCAGATAGGAACAGGCCTTAACTCCTCAGTTGAAGGCGCTGGTTGGGGCGCTGGACTTTGGGGCGGTACGAACAATAGTGCCTTCCAAACTACTATAGCAGAGGATCTAGATGCTTCTGAGACAGGGGTAGATGTAGCCACAGGACAAGGCTCAAACTTTGCAACCAATGACGTTGTTTTGGTGGGCAGCGAACTTATGACAGTATCCTCTGTAGCAAGTGATACGCTTACTGTTGCTCGCGGTGCCAAAGGCACCAGCCCTGCTACCCATTCTAATGGTGCAAACATATTCCTTACCTTGGGTAATACTGATAGCGCAGACAACTTTAACGGTTGGGGTGAAGCTCCTGCCACGGGAACCCAAACCGCAGCCACAAACCTGCGTATATGGTCTCACGATAATTTTGGCGAAGACCTTATCTTTAACGAGCGTAACGGTCAGGTGTTCTATTGGGATAGAACAAACGGTGTAACCACAAGGGGCATAGAGCTTTCTACATTGACGGGAACGCCGACATCTGTGCCCCAGAAGGCTGCACAAATACTCTTATCAGATCGTGATAGGCATGTTATTGCTTTTGGCGCGGATGGTTTAGGCGCAAGCCCATCGACAGCAAAGGGTGATGGATCTCAAGACCCCATGCTAATTAGGTTTTCAAGTCAAGAAAATCCTATTGATTGGTATCCTACTACTACAAACACAGCGGGTGATTTACGGATTGATTCTGGTTCAAAGATCGTACAAGCCGTAGAAACAAGGCAGCAAATCCTAGTATTTACCGACGTTGCCATTTACGCAATGCAGTTTATTGGGCCACCGTTTACGTTTGGTATCAACCTTATCTCTAGCAACATAAGTATTGCTGCACCAAAGGCGGCGGTCGCAGTAGATGATGCGGTATACTGGATGGGCGCAGCGGAGTTTTACACTTACAACGGTGCGGTGCAACGTCTGCCTTGCACGGTTCGTGATCATGTGTTCAACAACTTTAACTCTGCACAGTCTGATAAGGTTGTTGCAGGATCAAACATATCTTTCTCTGAGGTGTGGTGGTTCTATCCATCAGCGAGTTCTGATGAAAACGATAGCTATGTGGTTTACAATTACCAAGAGGGCATTTGGTTTATTGGGACATTAGACAGAACAGCGTGGTTGGATCGTGGTATATCTGCGCTTCCTGTGGGCACAGGCACAGACAACTATTTGTTCAACCATGAGGTGGGCGCGAAAGCAGATGGCGCTGCCATGACATCGTTTATTGAGTCGGGTGACCTTGGGGTTTCTGACGGAAACCAATTCTCTTTTGTCACCAGAGTAATCCCTGATCTTAACTTCAGAGATACCAATGTAGACAATACCACGGTAGATTTTATCTTGAGCGCCAAGAACGCGCCCGGTCAGGTCGCCCAAACAACCAATACTGATACTATTACAAAGACATCTAATGTGCCTGTAGATCAGTATACCAGCCAGTATCAAACCAGACTGCGAGGCCGTAGTTTTACATTTAAGGTTCAGTCAACAGATGCAGATGTATTGTGGCGGTTGGGTATCCCCCGCGTTGATATAAGATCTGACGGGAGAAGATAATGTCTATAGCTCCAGTACCATTCTTTCCTGTGCCACCAACCCAGTATACACAACAGTATATGGCAGAGGTAGTTCGTGCGTTCTCTGTGTTTGCCACTCAGATTACAAACCCTGCCATAGCAAAGCCCATACTCATTGAGATCCCTGCATCTTCTTTGTCTGGTGATGAGGTTGGCACTGTATACGAAAGCAATACGGTACTTAGGCTCAAGTCTGCTACGGCAGCAAATAATACTGTGGGTATGCCACTGCCCACATATACAGTATCAACATTACCAACCGTTGAGACTGGCACATTAATATACGTTTCTGATGGGGCAGCAGGTAGCCCTGTTGTTGCGTTTGGTGATGGATCTAATTGGCTGCGTGTTGATACACGGGCAGCGGTATCGACTTAGGAGACTGACATGGCTAAGAATATTATAGATGATTGGAAGGTGTTTCCCCGCCTGATGATGTTTGTTGTCACGGTGCTGACCTATCAAGCAGTGCATTGGTTTATGAGCTTGCCACCAGAGGCACACACTACACAGTCAGCGGGTCTGGTATCTGTCTGCATGGGCGCACTCACAGGTTGCTTTGGCATCTGGATGAGCAAAGAAGCGGGGTCTAAGTAATGGGTCTTTTTGATGATATCTCATACGGCCTTGGTATTTCTGATAGCAAGCCTTCTGGCTATGATGAGAGAACCGCCAATAGCATAGAGAAAAACCAAGGCAGTGCAGCGGCTGACAGGTATAGAGATGAAAAAGGAATTGGATCTGGAAGTTTTTCGTCACCCTCAGATGAGCTTGGCGGTGCTTCGTATACACCTTTGCCAGCGCCCACAACACTAGCAAGCTATGGACCAAAGCCTGATTTCTTCAGAGATGCAAATCTTGATCGTAGGATAGGCTATAGAGATCTTTTTTCTTTTGGACAGCCATTAGAGCCTTTTGGCGAAGGTGATGACCGCGTAACTCAAGAGATGATTGACGCTTACAATAAGAGGACCGCGTTTGCTAAATCAAGAGCAGACCAAGACTTCATGGGCACGGGGCTAACCCAACAGCAGTATGCCGATAATCAGCAGTATGGGTTTACTAACTTTAGCGATGGTAGAGTGGGTGTTAGCTCTGGTGATAGAGGCCCAGCGCCTACTATTACAGACCCCAATGCGCCTGACTATTCCACAGACTTTGACCCAAACAATGCGTTCTTGCGTAACCGTATGCGTATGTATCAAGATCAAGGTGGTGGAATTTTCCCAGAAATACCAAGATTTCCTTCAGTTGGCCAACCTATGCAGCCACGACTTCCTTCAGTTGGCCCACCTATGCCGCCACAGTTAAGGGGTATTATGGGTCTATCAGACAGGTCTAACATTAGCCCTGCGATGCGCTACGCTGCTGAAAACTATTACAGGTTAGGCGGCAGGCAGATGATGAACGATGAGTTCGAGCGTGGTCGTGCAATGGTACAGGGTCAGAGTGTATGAGTATCTTTACCGCTGCATTAGGTCCGATAGCCAATCTTGCTGGATCATGGCTACAGGGTAAGGCTGATAAGAACGCTGCCGCTGCGGAGCTAAAGCTTACTGAGGCGAAGGCGAAAGCCCAGATACTTTTGTCAAAAGAGACAAGCGTTGCCGACTGGGAGCGCATCATGGCAGAGGGTGCCAAGTCTAGCTGGAAGGACGAATGGTTCGTTATTGTCCTGTCGATACCTTTGATTTTGGCGTTCATTCCCGGTGCTGAAGGTTGGGTTGATCGTGGGTTTGAGCAACTTTCAAAAGCTCCCGACTGGTATTTTTACAGCCTTGGAATTGCAATTTCAGCCAGTTTTGGTGTGCGCGGGGCGCAAGCCTTTTTTAAAAGGAAATGATATGAGCTTTAAACTTAGCAGACGTAGCCTTGATAGGCTTGAAGGAATTGATGATCGGCTACAAGCTGTGGTCAAGATGGCGATAACCATGACCAAGACAGACTTTGGTGTGGTGCAGGGCATGAGAACTATTGAGCAGCAGAAGGAGCTTGTTGATAAGGGTGCCAGCCAAACGATGAAGTCTAAACACCTTGAGGGTAAGGCTTTTGATATCATGGCCTACATAAATGGCAGGGCAAGTTGGGAACTCTCTGTCTATGATGACCTAGCAGATGCTATCAAAGAAGCAGCAACTCAAATGAATGTTCCTATATGCTGGGGGGCAGCATGGGGCACACCAGACATGCCATATCCTATGGATATCCGTAAGTGGGAAGGCACAATGGAAGAGGCAATGACCGCCTACATAGATTTAAGAAGGAGCCAAGGACGCAGGCCCTTCATTGATGGACCGCACTTTGAACTGATAGATTAGTTCAATTGAACTTTTACGATGTAGATGTTATCATCTACAAAACTTTGAGGTAAACAGATGGCCCTACCTTTTCTTTTAAGTCTTGGACTACCCGCTCTTGGCGCTGCTACAGGTGGCCTTGGTCTTGGTTTGGGTGCCGCCTCTCTAGCTGGAATTGGCGCAGGGTTAGGTTCGTTTTTACAGACGGGTGATGTAGGAAAAGGTATTCAGACTGGCTTGATTGCTGGTCTTGGCGGCAAGTTGATGAGCAGTGCGACAAGTGCCTTGGGCAGTGCAGGGGCACAAGCAGTTCCGCAGGCAGTGACAGCAGGGGGCTTGCCCGCGGCTACGGGTAGCAAGTTACTAAATGCTACATTAGGTAAAGATCTTCTGGCGAAGAAGCTTGGCGAGACAACTGTAGCAGGAGCTTTGGGTGCAGCGGGGTCCGGTTTTGGTACGGGGCTTATAGCCGATGCTATGAACCCACAGACGATGGAGCTGCCCGGCAGAGAAAAAGTAGATATACCACCACCTATGCCGCGCATTAGATCTTATCAACCCAAGACAGACATGAGCAGCACGGCTGAAGAAACTATGATTAGTTATGGCCCACCTATGGCAAAACCTGAAGTTGAGGCAGAGCTTCCCTTTGCTAATTATGTAAAAAATTACAGACCCCCTGCTGGTATGTATGGCAATATGTTTGCTGAAGGTGGAGAAGTGAAAAAGATGCGTGGCGGTGGGTTAATGTCTATTTCTAGCTCTCACCCTATATTTAAGAGCTTTGGGGAGAATATGGCTG